TGTATTTGGAATATCTGATAGGTAAACATCCTGTGAAATCCCACTTACTCTAAATGATGTTGATTTTATGTTATATCCACTCATACTGTTAATATGAAATTCATTACCAAATCCAATTGAATATTCTGCAAAACTATTCAGGGAAACTCTTAGATCTCTTCTAATCTGAATTTTAGTAATATTGGAAGTTACTGACTCGTGACTTTCATCAATAATTTTTAAGAATTTACTATACTTAAATCTTGCACCATACTTATTCAATTCAGTTGATTCTGAATACTTGGTGGCATTTGATTGAACAACACTAGAAACGTATGATGCGCTAGGAGCAAGATTCGTATTGTAATATACTTTAGAATCTGTTTCAATGTAAAGATATTTTAGATCTAAAATTTCTGGAACAATTCCTGCAACTGCGTATTTTTTAAGTTTTAATTTAATATTTTCTTTTACTAAGTTTGATAAAAAGTCACCACTTCTTGGTTTGATACTAATAAAAACTTTTCCATATTGTGGGGGAATTAATTCTTCACCACCAAAAACTGATATTGATTCTGTTTCTGGGTAAATCTTAGATGGAATTAAAGTTTCATAATCATTTGCCGTAACCGCTCTATTTTGTGAGGAATATATTCTCGGAGCATACTTTTTAATTGATTCTACAGATTCAATATTTTCTCCACCAGAAGCAATTAATCCTGTGGTTAGAAGTGATACCCCAGAAGTAACAGTATAATCAGTAGAATTTCTTGTATAAGTTAGTCTGCCAGAATAAGAAAACTGACCAATTCCATTGGCAGAATCACCATTTGTGGTGATATAAGATGCCTCTATATAATTACCTTCTTGAAGTGCCTTTCCAAATACGTTATCTCCAAATATCAACTCATATCTCTCATCTTCTATTTCTTGTAAAAAGTAAACTTCAGATTCGTTATCAATTTCAAAAAGACTGTCTTGTTGATTATATTTTACAGAAACCGAAGACTGTTGATTATTTTTAACTATTACAGAAATTAAATTCGTATCTATTCCTGAGTTTGGTAGTATGTATCTTTGATTTGGATTTCTAGAAGTGTATGTAAAGTTTGAAGTTAAAAGTGTTCCTTCGTAAATTTCAATATCATTAAATGATGCAGTGCCATCAAAAACTGGAACTGTAATATCTTCTAGAATAGAGAAAACAAATGACTGATTACCAAAGGTTCCAGATGTACTTGCTACAGGCCCTTTTTTAAGAGTTAATGATACTGGATTTGGTGTGATATTTGTACAGTCTACAAAAAAACTTATTGTTGCTTTTGCTGCTTTTTTTGATCTAGGTATATAACCAATCGTTCTTGCTAGAGAAACCACATTCTCTCTTAATGTTGCACTATCAAGAAATACCTCATTTGCAACCATATTTGCATTATATGAGGTAATATAGGTATTGTATGCCAAGACATCAAGAATTGTTGAAAGGTTAGACCCCTCAAAATCATAGTCTGTAAAGTTTGAATTTGCTTTGAGATAATCTCTAAGCGTCGTTTTAATCTGGTCGAAGTCCAGATTTGTAAAGTTAACTAACGGCATTTACCTTGTTGGTTGCAATACAAATTGTAGTTGTTGTGCAGGAACGTCCGCACCAATAATATTATAAATTACTGTCACATCAAAAGAGTTGTTATCATAGTCTGGATATGCTTGAACATCAATTAATTGAACTCTTGGCTCATAATTTTGAATTGATTGTCTGATTTCATCAACAATCACTGATGCAGAGATATCATCAACATTTTCAAAAAGTGTCCTGGAGATGTTTGATCCAAAATTTTCATTAAAAAACTTTTCTCCAGGAATCGTAAATACAATATTTCGAATTGAACGAGAGATTGCAGATTCATTTTTAAGAGCAATCAGGTCACTATTCAGGGGATTAACCTGAAATGACATACTAATATCCTTAAATCCCTGACTGACTCTTTCTAGAGGCATTGAATATTATAATTCTGTCTTATTTATTCGGGATTTTTTGATTCGTATAGGGGTTCAGTACCATAATCCCAGTCATCATAATCTTCATCATTACGAATTTTTGCGTGAATTTCATTTTGATGGAAGAAATCGTGTTTTTTTGGTGTCAAATCATCATTTGCTATCTCACGAAGCATCTTTTGCTTCTCTACTTTTGATTCCCATCCGTATTCTGACGATAAAAATTGAGTTCCCCACTCATTTTTCATAAAATTTTCATCTTTATCGACTTGTTTGGTCATTTTTTTGCTCCTGATTTGTTAAATCAGAACTTTTTACGGGGTTGCTATCCCGAATTTCTTTGATTTCGTACATAAAATCGTCTGATGTCTCTATTTTACGACGATTTTCGACAGAATATTCGGTTAAATCGATCTCATACCCTGGATTTTTGGTAATTCTATTACGAGTCCACGCATCATCATACCATAAGATCTTATTGTTAGGGTATGCATAGAAGTTTCCATTATCCATTTTGAAAAAATGAGCACATTTATGCTCTGGAGTTTCACTAAAGTTAGTATTCAGTGTTGATTTAGATTCCCACGACCAATCAAGAGTAAACATATAGGTTCCTTCATTCTTTTTTCCCTTATAGTTGATCAACTCCGCACGTAAGTTAGCCAACCTTGAACGTACTTGAACATCAATATAAGGTGAAAAACAATCCCACCACATACACTCTTCCAATTCGGGAACTGGTGCATCAGGTTTCCAACAAAATGCGTGAATGGGTCTTCGAGTCCAGTTAACCCCATTCTCTAAAAACGCTTCAAAGAGGGGTACGTGCTTCTCTAAGGACGCTACAGAGTGTACGTCGCATAAAGTTACCTCTCCGTGCCCTTTTTTATGATTGTAGAGAAACTCATTACGAATGTAACAAGTAATCGTTGGAAGATTGTGATTTAAGTAAGCCAATCTTTTTCCTCTTCTTCATATGTATTAATTAGTTCTTCATCCTTTAAAATGTCTCTGATCGCATACCACGATCCATTTGTATAGTCATACCTTACATTTTCATTTTCATCGGTGTGATTAATATAATAAGCACCATACATTTTATTCAGATCACAATCAATCCAAAAACCTTTATTATCATTAATAGTAATTGATTTGACTCTTTCATGGATATCTTCAGGTATAGAACTCCATAAAACTTTGATTCTTTTTGATGCTTTAAAGATGATAGTTCCTTTTGATATATTTACCAAAGCAAAAACACCCACCCCGCCACAGACTTTGCTGGGAGCGAGATAGGTGAGTAGTTCTAAGTTATAAGGATTCATCTATTATTATTTTCCTTGTCCGCGATATTTCTTCTTCCTACCATTACGAGAGGTTGCACTTAGTAATGTGCGAGCAGAGCGTCCTTGACGAGTTTTCTTAGGCGCTCCTGCTTGAAATAATACTTTACTACTTCCACCACCACCTTTAGACATTTAAGATTTCCTCCATTTCAATTTCATTTGGATCAATATCTTCTCCCGAGAAAAACGACTCTGAGAGATCTTGAAGAACCTCAGTACATTCTTCAGCACTGAGGTTCTTATAAATTTTCCTTCCCTTATAAAGGATATTGTAGTTCATCAAATAATACGAGTCTTTTCGTGCCCAACACGAATTCGAGGATCACACCAGATCTCAAAGCCTTGTTCCTTAGCATCAAGACAGAATGAAACATCTTCTCCACACATATCTTGAACATTACCAGATTCAAAGACTTGCATCTTCGGAGCAAACCAAGGATATTCAAGATTCTCAAAAACACCCTTCTTAATGAGCACCCACCCAAAACCTGTGTAGTCTACAGTGAATGGCTTACGACGCTTGCTGATTGATTCCACAGTTTCGTGATTCATCACTCCACCATTTTTACGGAAATCATCCTCTTCTAACCAGTGTGCGACAGAAGTTGTGTGCCCATCTTCAGTGGCATACCACCCAGCAGTGATTTCACGTTCAGTGCCATCTTCTGAGAGAGAAAGATCACAGAGTTGCCAGAACTTGTTTGTATCAAAAACAATGTCACTATCAATCCAGAGTTGATAATCATACTCTAGTTTTCCATCCCAAGGAATTTGCTTTGGACCACGAAGAACATTTGCACCTAAACATTTACAACGTGCAAAGTTCACCATTGATGAGTAATCTTGAGAGATCTGAATACTCATTCCATTCTGAACCATATCAAAGCACAGTTGTACAAAGTTCTTCAGAAAAATAAAAGAGCATCCACGTCCAGGTAGACAGAATACAATACTCTTTCCACGCATTCTTTGTTTAATTGCATCAAAGTCCCATTCTTCAATTTGAGGTTTTGGTGCAGTTGCTTTAACAGTAAATCCTTTTGCCATAAGATTGAATAACTTTCAGTTCAAATTTTAACAGTTTATATATGCTTTTGTCAATATTAATGAGAGGAATTTAATGCCACCTCTTTGTTTATCAGTAGTTCCTCATAAGACAAATCCTCAACAACATAGTCGGTTTTCATAATACCAACCATATTATTGAGAGTGTTCCAAGTTGTTTGAAACTCTTCTTCTTTAATTGAATGAAATAAACATCTATCTTTTGCATAGATGTGATAAATCTTTTCCATACAAAAAAATATCTCCGGAAAATTTTTGTAACAAATCTTATTTTGTTACTGCATTATATATGACTACAAACAAAAAACCAACGGGCGCCCATACAAGTTTTGGATAGCGAATGATCCATCCTGCAAGTATAACTTTCCAGAATGTCCAATATGGTCCACGACGATGATACCTGCGGGAATATTGTGAGTGCATTTTACTTCCGGAAATTTTTTAAATGAGTGATATTTAGAGGTCGATTTGTCACCTCTGTAGGTTAGGGTAGTTAGGCATTTTTATATACGCAACGCCGCCGCGACGATATAACCCACGACCGCAAAACACTGTCGAATCACTATCATCACCAATCATAACATAAGGGTGCCACAGTGTCAATCACCGCAGCACCCTTGACTGTTAATCAGAACTCGATATCTGCCTCCTCACTATCACTCACGTTATCAGCAACAAGTGTATCAAGAATCGAAAGAATCTCGTTTCCGTTGTTACCTTGTGCCAGAAGAGAGATGAGAACTTGCTTGGACATTTTGTGTGTTGTGTGTTAGTAACTGTGTGTCAGATGAGTGTCTTTATAGGGCGCATCTCATTCCCTTGAGTGTTACTTACTGTGTGGTCAGTGAGTGTAGTTCAGACCCCAGGAGTAAGCATCATCATAGGTCTTGAATGTTTGCTTGGCAATGTAACTCCAAACCTTTTCAGATTGTTGTTGAAAGACCCATACATTCCACTTCCCAGACTTACTTTGTTCGACGTGAAATGGGAGGGTTTGATTGTTAGTCATGATGTGTAAAGTGTGTGGTTTGGGTGTTAATGAAGACTCAGAAATCAAACACGTCTGAGTTAAGTTGAATCACGTTCACTTTCGGATCAGCGAACTTCACACCGTCCTTCGTTTCACGCACTCCATACTCATCATAGAGACGATTTACAAGGGTTTCATAATCACCACACTCTGCAGCAAGGTGATACAAACCCTCATCATTGTTGATCCAGAGAGCAACATTCCAGGTCTCATAATTCTCCCAACCATTATACTCAGTGGAGAGCAGATTGCGTTGGTAGGATGCAGTCATTGTTTGGGGGTTGTCCTTACACTACTGATACACTTTCAGGGGCCCAATAATACTCACTCAGCGTCCCAGGGTATCACCAACGGTCAGGACAGCTGAGGTCTTCGACATATGCTTCAACACGCTCAGCTGGTTCCAACTTGAATACCTTCTCCCAGTCAAGCTGATGAGGGTCGAAGTCTTCAAATACTTCAAGCTCCAGAGTGACCCTATAACGCTGCTTCTGTGCTTTCTGATAGGCAACCGACATAAGTGTGCTCCGTTGGTGTTCTTTGAGTACTATAAGATACCTGAGGATTATTGTCAACGTCCTGGGGAGTATTTATGGGCAGGGTGGTGGATTTTTGTGAGGGATCTGTGGGGATTTGGAAACGCGGGGGGTCTTGACATTTGAGGGCGGGTGTGATACAATGCGGTTAAAGATCACAAGACTCCGGCACATTTAATTGATCATAAGTTACAAGACATCGGCACATTCATAAGGGTCTAAATCACAAGGTCTCAGCACATTAAAAGGCACATAAATCACCTACTAATTGATACGAATTCTTATCATTATCATTCCTTTACTAACAATACGTATCACTATTTCATTCGAACGTTTATATTTTTAAATACATTTTTTATTTAATTTAATACGTTTTTAACGTTATTTTGACAAAAAAGCATAAAAAAAGGGATGCTGATTAGGCATCCCTCGATGATACTAATTCAGCAGGACTTCCACAAGAAAGATAGAACTCAACCATCCTCTTTGCTTCGTCTAGTGTATCAAATGACTGTGTTCTCCACTGTTGCTGATAGGGAGTAAAGTACCGGATCTTGAACATCATTTAATTCAGTTCAGTTGTTGATACCATCACCGAAGGGGATTTCTCCTTCCTTTGTTGATACGAACCATTGGAAGTTTTTCTGATAAACAGACTCACCATTTCCGTGTGCTGAGAGAATAGCATTGAGACGTGATTTAGTCGTGTTTGATTGATAACCTCCATCAAACAATTCCAACCAAGTATCACCAACCATAGCAATCAGATTATCAAACAGATAGACAAAAGACACACCTTCGATGTTAATGACTTGAGTATTGTCTTTCTTCCAATCAGTTTCAGTGCTGATTGCTTTGTTCATTTGTGATTCGATGACTCGCATTTGTTTGAGATGAGTGGTGATACTACTGGTACACTTTCAGGGGCCCAGTTTCAGTGAGCAAAGACACCCAGAAGATTAAACTCAGCAGGGATTTGCTTCTCTGCGATACGCTTACCGTTGATGGCCCAGGTATAACGCAGTTGCCCTTTTACAGTCTTGCTAACTTTACAAGTCAGGCAAACTTCGCCATCACGTTGACCCTGAAGATCATACGTTGCGAAGTAGTGATTGCAAACTCCATCAAGTCGGTAATCAACAACTCCATTGCGTTGTTGATAATTCTCAAGCGCAAGTTGCTCGCTGAGTTTCTTGCTTTGAAAGAGGTCGTGAATGTTCATACTACTGGTACACTTTCAGGGGCCCAATTTGACAAAACTCCATCAGAAAGTAATCAATAGAAACATTTAATTGCTGTGCTTCAATGATAAGTTCTTGATAGACTTCTTCAGGGAGAATGTGATAATCAGTTTCAATCACGGTCGGAAATGTTCCAAACAGTAGAGGGAGTTGGTGTTACAATACCAGCGCGGACTTGTGCGCGATACTGTTCTTCTGCTTCTAGGCGTTTGGTATAAGAAGCAAGTGCAAGTTGAATGACAGGATCATTCTTTGCAGTATCATTAAGTATAAACATTGAGTCGTGATTGCTTGTCATACTA